AAATAGTATTGTCTCGTCAAACGCAAGGCAATTGACGAGACAATACTATTTCGAGAAAGCGAAAAGAGTATTGCCGGATTTGCTTTTAGAACTCTATCACGGAGCAGGGAGGTTTGATAACGCCAGTGATATTCCTAAACTAACAGATACTTTTATTCGGGAGATTTTCGGAAATGATTAGAATTAGTAATAAGGACTATCTTTATCCACAGAAGCCCCTCTATGCCTCGCCCGCCAGTCGTATAGCTGAAAGATTAAACAACGATGCTGACTGGTGGGCGGAAGCCAAGCGAGACGGCTGGAGGTGTATGGTGCATACGGATAAAAATGGCAAGGTAGAATTATGGACACGCCACCATAGCATCATAACACACGCCTTACCTAACTTGCGAAAAGAACTTGAAATGTATCTTCCCTGCGATACAATAATTGACGGAGAACTTTTGAAGTGGCGAAAGTATGAGGTGAAGGAAGTGTTTTACGCATTCAGTATAATCAAAAAGACAGGCAAGCTACTTTTGGATAATACCGAAACCGAAAGGCGAGGCATATTGGAAGCAACCCTGCCTATTACAAAACATATCACTATGCCCGAAAGAGTTTGGTCCAACAAGCTGGACTATTATAAGATGATTATCGCTAACGGCGGCGAAGGCATAGTGATAAAGAAAGCCAATGCTCCTTACAGAATAGGATATTTTGACTGCCCGGAAGTTAGTCACTGGATTAAAGTTAAGCCTGCAAACCTACGGGGAGAGTAATTATTAGAAAGGAGAGTGTAATGAGCGTTCCAGACAATAAACTCGAACACCCCGATATTTATAAAAAGCAAATTCCAGAAATCGAGAATGCCATAAAGTTATTAAGGCAGGCGGAAAAGGGACAAGTGGGTATAATTTACGATATTAAGAAAAAGAAAGGAGAGAATATGGAAAATGTAGTTAAGTTTTTAGAATCGGTCGGTGCTTGCAATGAAGCTGTTGTTTGGATTAAGACGCAAAAGAATTGGAAAACAGCTCTTAAAAATTGCGAGAGAGCCGATTGGCTTTTATGGCTTGCGGGTAAAATGGTTGATAAAAAAAAGTGGAATACGAAAAAACAGATTGTGTGGACTGCTTGCCAATGTGCGAGATTATCTTTGAAATATATTCCTAAAAATGAACTTCGACCTTTAAAAGCGATTGAAGCCGCCGAAATGTGGACGAGAAACGATGCGACTATCGAAGTAGTAAGGGAAGCGGCGTATGCGGCGGCGTATGCGGTGAATGCGGTGAATGCGGCGGCGTATGCGGTGAATGCGGCGGCGTATGCGGCGACGTATGCGGCGAATGCGGCGGCGTATGCGGTGAATGCGGCGGCGTATGCGGCGTATACGGCGAATGCGGCGAATGCGGTAAAATTAAAAACCCATAAAACTATGTGTAAGATAATCCGTAAGAACTTGAGATTTCCAGAACCCAAAATTTGAAAGGAGAGTGTATATATGGTTGAGCAATGTAAGCACGGAAGTTTGGGTAGATGTATATTGTGCGTGAGAGAAAGTGGTGTGCTTGGTGAAATTACAGATGTAAAAGAGAATGGTAGTTATAGACAATTTGATACCGAACGATTAGGCAGGCACGACTTAGAGGACTTGCCAGAGCAAGATGGACAATTAGGAAAATTTTAGTAAGGAGAGTATATGAAATATGACTATGTGATTGAGGTGTTACAAAATGAATTAAAGGGAGAATGCCCTGCTTGCAAAGGTAAATGGTATTGTTGTCTTGTATGTGAATCGCAAATTTTTCAAATCGAGTCCGCCATAAAGTTATTAAAGGAAACGAGAACTCGTTTAGAGCCGATAGAGCAGGAGAAAAGTTTGGAGGAATTAAAAAAGGGGTTATGTTGCCAAACTAATTGGTATGATTTTACAATGGTGGGCAATAAAATGGTTTGCAGAGTTTGCCTAAAAAGATATGTTGAAGTTTCTGAACTTACCAATGCGGTTAAGGAAGTGTTAAAGGAAATTTGGAATACCGATAAAAAGGGTTGCACTTTAGAATTAAAGATTATCGAATTAAAAACTAAATATGGTATTAAAGAAAGTGAGGAGTTATGAAAAATCTTATGCGAACTAAAAAGCAAATAGAAAAAATGACTGACGAAATTAGAAAAGAAAGAAAAATCGTTAGGCAATACGATATGCTTACTGGAGCTAATAATTGGCGTATAATGGATAGTCAAATTAGATGGCTCAAGTGGTGTTTGAATCAGTCCGAAACTGCAACTATAACTGCCGAATTCAATAGATATGATGAACCTGCAATGGATGACGAAGGCAAGGGACACGACACAGCATTAGCTTGGGTCTTAAAACAAAAAGATGATTTAATTAGTGAAGAAGAGGAGGAGTTATGATAACTTTTTATGACATAGCAGATTTTTGGTGGGATAGATTTTCCAGAAATCATAAAAAAGACATATCAAAAGTATCAGAGCCATTACCATTTATGATGATATTAGATTCCATTTGTGATGTAGAACGCCATTGTCGCAGGTTTATATGTGTCTTGGTTGGTTGTAAAATCAAAACTTATTGTGGTGATTATTATGAACCTGAAGAGGAATGGTGTATAAGATGTAATGCTTACTGGTGTGAAACCTTTGTGAAAGGCAGATGGGGCGGAGATTTGATTTATAAAGATGAATGTTTATTGAGGAGGAAGGAGTTATGAATAAGAAAAGTTTAGAACAGGCGATAGAAGATTACGCTGAATATATGGTTAATGCCCCGCCCGATGAATTAAAGCAAACAATTAAAAATGGTATGAGGCAATTTATAAAAGCAGACCGAAATGAATTGAGAGAGAAGCTGATGAATGAACTTGCTCCGCTAACAGCAACGATAAGATACGAGAAAAAATATCTTTTTGATTTAGAACCCATATTAGAAATTATCAGTCGGCTTTTTAAGTGTGAGTGATATAAATATGACATTTGACCACCACGATAAACCCTTAACTGATTTTGCAGAACCGAGTTATTGGGTTAAACAGCAAATTGTAATTGCTTGTTTATGGGGTGTTTCGAATGTTGTAAGTATTGCAGGCGATTGGTGGGTGATTTTAGAAAAGAATGGTAAGAAGGGAATATTTTGGACAGGATGTCTAAAGCATTATGAATATACCGCCGCTATAAGGACTAAAAAGCTATGAGCATAACTATATACATTCAACACGCCAAAGGTAGCGAGCATAAAGGACACGCTTGCACACTTATAAAAACATTTCGAGGTAAGAGTTTAATATGGTGTGATAATTGCCAAAGGCGAATAATTGTATCTACAAGAACTTTAAGGAAAAAGCTATGAGCAATATAAATATACTTGCTAACGCAAAGTGCATAAATGTCGCTGATAGTATTAGCTTACATATATGCTCTTGGATGCTCTGTCAAAAACCAATTATTAAAAAGCGGGCAAGGTTTTATTGCTCTGACAAATGCAGAGATAATTTTTATGATAATCACTTATGGGATTTTGCCCGTATAAAAGCTATGAAGAGAGCGAATAATAAATGTATGAAATGTGGAGCGAAAGCGGAGGAGGTAAATCATATTGAGCGATTAAATGGTGGTAAGCGGACTTTCACCTGCCTAAATCATCAAGATAATCTCGAAGCATTATGCCGAGCTTGCCATAGAATTATAACAAATCAACAGCTTAAAAAGAAAAAGTTATACGAAAAGCCAAGTTTTACAATCGAAGAGTTTATGCCTTTATTCGCTAAAAAGAATGACCTATGAGGGGAATTTATTTTATTGTATAATGCCGTATGGCAGAAAGGAAGTGTAAGATGGTAAAGGGAAAGTATGTAATAGTGCGGACTTATTCCGCAGGAGTATTCGCAGGAAACTTTGTTGGCAAAAAAGGGCAAGAGGTTATTTTGGAAAATGCCCGAAGATTATGGCGTTGGGCTGGAGCGAGTTCACTTTCGCAATTAGCTATGGAAGGCACGTCAAAACCGAATGATTGTAAATTCCCTTGCGAAGTTAGTAGAGTTGAATTATTACAAGCTATTGAGATTTTAGATTGCACGAAACCAGCTATGGCGATGGCTATGGCGATGGCTAATAATTAAATGAATGATGGGAATTTATTTGCAAGATTTTATGAAAGGAGGAAAAAGTATGATTGATATTGAGAAATTATTGACTATACTATTCTATATAGGAGTGATATTCTCAGGGAATATCCTTATATACGCTCTTATATATCTTCTGGGATGTATTATGAGTATTCTTGAGAGGTTATTCAGTGGAAGAAAAGAAAAGCGTTAAAGAAATCGTTAGCGAGCTTTACCAGAAGCGTGAATTTCGCAAATGGCAGTGGGAGCTTTCTAAGATGTTAAGGAAGGAAAAGCGGAAACTGATGATGTCGCAAAAAGAGCAAAAGCAAAAGAAACCCCTACTGTATACTGTCAAGCAAGCGTCTGCCTTATTAAGTATCAATAGGGAATCACTAAGAATACTATGCCGTAACGGAGAAATTGTAGCCGCGAGGACAAAAGGTGGACATTGGCGTATTCCCCGATCTGCGCTTACCGCGTATATAAGAAAACTTCGAGGGACGACCAAAGTGGCGAAGAAGAAACCACTTGACAGTAATATAGCGAGAGTTAATTTTTAATTTATTTCTTTCTTTTACGAGGAGGTTTTATGGAAAGTGGCAAAGCAATAGCGACGACAGGGGAGCCAGGGAAAACTCAGACGCAAAACGTGGAGACAAAAAAGACGCAAAACGTAGAGTTTGCTATACAGGTTTCAGCAAGCGATATTGGAATGAATCTCGCACCAGAGCAAATAGCTATTATTGCGGCACCTGTAAATGAAGCGGATGTAGAAATACGCCCGGACGGGTTGATATACTTGCCGTGGCCTTTCTACGTCGATAGGTTAAATAAGGCGTTTGGCAATGGCTCCTGGGCTACTCCGACAAATATGCAGCCACAACTTAAAGATAACCTAATGCTCCGAGAGTATCATTTATTTGTAAAAGGTAAGTATATGGGCACTGCGGTCGGTGAAAATAATTATTCTCCTGCAAACAAAATGATGACGTATGGAGATACGATAGAAGGTTGCCGGTCAAATGCTCTTATGCGATTATGTAAGGGGTTAGGTATGGGGCTTGAGCTTTGGAAACCAGAGTTTATTAGAAACTGGAAAGCTAAATATGCCGAGACATACACAGACAAAGAAGGGAAAACTAAATGGAGAAAGAAAGCGATTTCTCATTCTGCTGAGCCAAAGCCAAAGGTAATTGAGGCGGAAGTAGTCGAAAGTCGTCCTGTACCCAAAGATATCCCTATGATAAACCAGAAGCAGATAAATCAAATCTGGGCGGTAGCAAAGGAGATTGGATGGGAAGCGCCGGAAGTTCACAAGCACTTTGGTGCGGAGCATCTAAAGGAATTGACGGAAAGGGATACTGCCGTAAAAATAGCAAGTATGATTGAGATTAGAAACGATAGGGAGCCCGCGGCGGAAGCTCCTGCAAATGAGGAGCCGAAGTTTTAATGGAAGAAAATCGCCCATTAGCTAAGCAAGGGGAGGCAGAGACACCTCATACACTCCCTCCGAGTTCTCTGCCTACCCCTTCGCTCCCCAAAGATTTCTGGTCAGCAATCGGCGAATGGGAAAGTGATGTCCGCTGGTATATCCAAAATGTTTTGCACAAAAGGTATTGCGATTTAAGTGAATCCGAGAAAACAGATTTACTTGAAAAAGTCAAGATGTGGAAACGTAATGACGAAATTTACATAAAAAGAATCGCTTGGCTGAGAAACAGGGATTTCGAATATCAGCAAATTCAACGACGTATAGATATGCTCAAATCTTTGTACCCGAGTAATAGTAGTTAGAGAAATCTGCACTATTTTCAAAGTTTTTTACCTCGAAATGTGGATTTATATATTACAAAATGTAAAGTTCCAATTTATGGTGATACAGGCAGTCAAGAAGATAATAAATTCCCTTCCCCCTTTTTGTTTAGAGGCAGGTAGTTTTGGGCGGACAGCATCCATCCAAAAGCTTGTATCGCCACCTGCCTCTTTTATTTACCTCTCTCCGAAGCGGGCAGGCAGCTTGCTTGCCCTATCTTCTTTTTAATATGAAATGTAAAAAGTGTGGTCGAAAGACAAAGAGAAAAAGACCTTTTAAGCTATGCCAAAGTTGTCAAGGCGGATGGTTTGAAGTAATGGGTGTTGCAAAAAGATTTATTACTCATTGGGAGGAAAGTAAAGATGAGAGAAAAGCAAGATAGTTTCTATACCATTGACGGATTGCAGTATCCAAGAGTTACTAAAATCCTGAAGGTTATAGACAAGCCGATGCTAAACTACTGGCGAAAGAAAACTGTAATGGAGTATCTATATAACAATATTGAAGAATTGAGCGTGGCGATGAAGCTTGACAAAGCAGAATTCTTTACCAGTCCATTTGTTAAGAGTGCTATGAGTGCTGACAATGTTATCAGAGACAAAGCGGCAGGCGAAGGCACGGATGCTCACGGACTTGTGCAGGCACACCTTGAAGGACACCCAATAGAGGCACCTGTATATGACGAGGGAACTCGGAACGCTTTCGAGGCGTATCTTAAATGGAGAGAGCTGGAGGGTAAGCATTATAAACTTATTATAAATGAGCTTCTCGTTTGGAATAAAGAATATTGCTATGCAGGGAAAATAGATAGCGTAGGTATGTTGAATGGCAAATTGGTTATAGTGGACTTCAAAACAAATAAAGGTGGGATATATCCCGAGCATAATATGCAAGTTGCAGCATACCATGCGTGTCCTTTGAATAATGGTCAATTAGGTGGCGATTTTAGCGAGGCAGAAAAACACGGCGCCGAAGAATGCTGGATACTTCACCTATCCAAAGAAACTGGTGATTATACTTTCGGGAAAGTAGAAAATCTCGATAAGCACTTTGAAACTTTCAAGGCGTGCTTGACTGTATACAATTGGCTGGAGTGGTTAAAGAAAAATGGCAAATAGAAAAAGTGCTAAAAGATTTTTAGGAAGGAGGTAATAGTGATTATGCCAAACTATGTATGTAGTGTATGCCACGAGGCAATAACAAGACCACCGTTCGTAGTAACTCACAATTCAGGCAAGCAATATCATAGTGATTGCATAGACAGAATGGCGGTGGCTATTCCCTTAATTCAACAAGGATTTGCGGGGTTGGCGAGTTATATAAAGGAGAACTTTCCCGAAGAAGTTGCAGGCGAAGGAGGAGTTCCCGATATGGCAGTTAGATTATTGGTTAAGTATAAGGAGGTAAGAGATGAAGGAAAGCGAAAAGATACTAATGGAAATTGAGGATGTTATGAGGATTTGCAGAAACAGTTAAATAAGGTATTTCAAGAGGAACTTAGGCAGGTGCTTTTGCGCCTCGAAAATTTTGAATCCGCACAGATGCGATTGCATAGAGAAAATGGCTAAATATACAAACGTAAAGCGCGGCTTCCGCAAGATAGGAGGTCGAGAGATATTCTTCCGAAGCCGATGGGAAGCTAACATAGCCCGCTATTTGCAATTTCTGAAGGAATGCAAGGAGTTAGAGGACTGGAGATACGAAGAAAAGGAGTTTACCTTCGAGGCGATTAAGCGAGGAACTCGAACTTATAAGCCCGACTTCACGGTTATCTGGAAGGACGGATTCACAGAGTATTGGGAAGTCAAGGGTTGGATGGATAGCAAGAGTGCTACGAAGCTAAAGAGAATGGCTAAATATTTTCCAGATGTTCATATTAGGGTTGTAGACGACGACGCATATCGAGGCATAAAAGACACCGCAAAAGGTTTAGTAAACTGGGAGTAACTTTCGTGATACGAGAGCAAGTAGTATGCTATATTTGTCATTACTGCGGGAAGGTCAGGGGTAAAGGAATTGGAAAGTGTAATCGCTGTAAATACAATTACTGCAAGCAAGGTTGCTATAAGCGACACATTTGTGTCAAACAAAATGGATAATTTTGTAACTTTATATACAAAGTATGCTACTGAGAGTTGCGATGCTCCTAAAGAATTCCAAACAGCTATGGCTTATTTTACTATCGGCGCGGTTCTTGGTAGGCAGTTATGGTTTCCGTTGGGACATAGGCCCGTATATCCAAACTTCTGGATTTGCCTGATAGCCCGCTCTTCGCTGTCAAGAAAATCCACATCTCTATATATATCCAGAAATATGATACATCACGTAAAACCACTGATACTGGCACCCGGGGATTTCACAAGGGAAGCAATGTTTGATTGGATGGAGACGCAACCTAATGCGATATTTTACCACTCGGAGTTTATGGCATTTCTCGGTATGCTTAACAGTAGCTACAACGAAGGGTTAAAGGCATTTCTGACTGACCTTTATGATTGCGATGATAGCTATACCCGAACTACAAAACAGCGAACGCAGACAATCAAGCAACCTTTCCCCTGTATTGGCACCGCCACTACTCTCGATTGGTTTCTGAAGGAGAATAAGGAAGATGATTTTAGGGCGGGATTTTTGGCGAGATTTTTATTTATCCCTGGCGAGTTTAGTAGGTTGGAAGCTATACCTAAAATGCCCAATGATACATTATTTAGGCAATGTTTATTGGCGCTCAAAAGCTTGACAAATGTAAGGGGGCCTGTTTCAATAGATAAGCAGGGCGAGACAATGTATAGAGATTGGTTTGCCGATATATCGAATAAGATAGAAAAAGCGCCGCCGATAACTCAACCTGTCTTAGCAAGATTACATACTATAGCTTGGAAAGTAGCCCTTTGCAATTGCGCTATGCGGGGATCAAATGTTATGTCATCTGGGGATATAGCCGATGCTACGCAATTCTGTAATTATATCATACGAAACTTCCTGGGATTATACGAAAGAGAGTTTGCATTCACACCTTTCGAGAAAGCTACCAAACGAGTAGTGGAATTGATAACAAGGAGAGGCAGTATCGGCAGGTCGGAACTATTTAACCATACAGGCTACCCTAAAAATTTTGTAGACAAGATATTGGAATCGCTGGCAGAAGGTAACAGAATAAAAGTTGAGAGAGAACGTATCGGAGAAAGTAAAAAACCTTCGGTAATTTACAAATTAGTAAAATGAGCGATTGGGTGCGTGATTTCACGCACTTAGCTTTATAGCTTATTTGAAAGGGAATAGGCACGGGTGAGCAGTAAAAGGACGATAAGGTATTCAAAACGCAAGGGCGCCCCCTCTAAATCGCTAAAAACGCCATCGAAATTGATACCTTATAGGTCGCACAGGATAAATAGCCAAAGATGTGTAGATTGCGGTATGACTATTCGCAATATTATTGAGCAAGAAACTGGATTGCAGTTTCCGCTTGAGATAGAAAAATGACTATACTGCCTTTGGTGGGCTTTTTGGCTGAGGTAATACAACCAGAAGATGTTGCTCTTGCCAAACAAATAGTATCTAAGCACTATTATATGACCAAAGAGGAGAAGCGACATTTTGAGTATATAGTCGAGAAACTGAAGAACTGGCGATGTCCTGATGAGTTAAAGGCTAAAGGCCCCGGACGACCTCCGCAACATATACATATCGGCGCTCGTGGGGACTGGGATAACCTGAAAATTACGGAAAAGTTTTAGCTAACTTCTATATCGTTATCATGGTTAGTGCTTCCGTCTGGGTTCTGATAATCGCCGCTATGGTTTATCATAAACTTGCCATTATACTATCGAGGGTAGTTTTCTCGTTGGCGGTAAGTTCCGGGCATTCAATATGGATATGACGATTACCCACAACGATACTATCTACTTTTACAAAACCTACTACTCCCGTATCCCCCTCGACCTCTGCCTCTAATTTATATCCCAATTCTGTCTTTATCTCGTTGGCTATATACCCAGCGTGTTTGACAAGCCAATCCACTTCGCTATCAATTTTTTCATAACTATATAACATTTATGTCTCTCCTAAAATATCGAATAACATTTTTCTACGCATAGCCAAAAATGTAACGGAACCGGAATTCACGAATCCCTTAACCACAATCTTATATGCTCCAGCTGCCAACCTAATCTGCGATGACATATATATGAAAGTTTTGGAATTTGCCGTCGCCCTTCCCACTATGGAGTTATCCTCTGACAAATTCGTAGCACCAGCAATCTGCGACCCATTTACGAAAAATCCAACCTCCAGTTCAGTATTGGCATTATTTATCTGCAAATTTGAACTAAATTGTAATCTTATTACACTATCTCTTTTCAGATAAACCGCAACTTCCATTTCAGAAATACCCGTAAACGTAGTAGCATTGAAGGACGGATTGCTTGTCGTTGCCTTCACCCTTATAGTAGGGAGAAATCTTTGAAAATTGAAGCCATACAAAAAACTATTGACACCGTCGTCGTTCCGTAGAATCACATTATTGTTAGCACGTCTTTTAATATATCGAAGTATCTCAAAGCCAGTATCTGGAGCGGGAGGAACTGGATTACTATCATCCGAGACCGCAGGTGTGCCATCCTTGATATTTATAATGTTACTCGCCGCATCCCCCTGGACTATATCTATCCTCTCGTTCGTAGCGTCAGCGGCAGTAGCAGGAATATTGGCAATCGGAGCTATAATATCACGAGCGTTATTCCCGCGGAACACTCCGCTTGTAGTTATCCGAACTGCCTGCCCCGGCGTAGCAAGCTCGGTTATAAACATTCCTTGCTCTATGCCATTTGCAAAGTCGGTAGTATTGTAGTTTATACTACCGTCAGGTAAATATATTGCTCTTGATACTGTCATTGTAGTAAGATAGGTATTTGAGGACTAAATATAACATGGCTGAAATCAAACCCAGGAAACGGTAGAAGGGTAAATGGTGTCCGTGTAAATTTCCCCAGCACAACTACGGCTCCCGATGTAGGCACAATTGGCGTTGCCTTGCCTGCCAATCCCAAATAGCAAGGCGTCCCTTTATCAATTCCCGCGGTGGCTTCAAGTTTAACAGAAACACCATGCCCGGTATGAACATAAAGCAAAGCACCTATAGAATGTGGGCCAGAAAAAGAAACCCCGAGAGGATTCATTTTGCTGATGGTATCTCGTGAAGCCTTATATACTCTACCATCCGAAGGGTTTCCGTATAAAATATCACCAAAGCTAATAGCTTCGCCAGCCAGCGCGCTTGTCTGATTTACTCGGATTGTATAGTTATGGGTATCCGTAAAGGGCGAAGTGTTGCTATATTCTGTGGTGATACTCCCGGGAAACGATATGTTTAAATTTCTTTTGGTAGCTTGCAAAACAGATTGAAAGTAAAACCCAAAGCCCCTCCAGCTTATCTCTATTACCCCCGGGCTAACTTCAGTAATAGTTAAACCCGAAGCTATTCTTGCCCACGTAGGTATTTTCCTTAAGATAGATAGCAACGAGAAATTGCTTCCGATTGACAATTTACGCCATTGCCCATCTTGGGGTGCCATTATCATATCGCCCTGTATGGGATCCATAACCGCAGGATTTATTATTTGTTGGAATGCTTTTCCCACTTCCTTATCGTCTCTATCTCTTATTGAGCTGATAGACGGTTTCTTTTGTGTAGGCGAAGTGGTTTCCTCCCGTTGTCCGGTTGCGACATTTACATTTACGTGTGTTCTTCTGATAGGTCTTGGATTTTCCTCTAACCATTTCTGCTGTTCCTTGAGATTATCGGTTTGCCATTTTTCCTGAAGGTTACCAGTAACTTGAGGATTCTTTGTTCTCCATTCCCGAAATCCCCCGAGCTCTTTTACCTTTCGATTGAAAGCATCTTGCCATTGAGATTCTGTCATCTCTGGCATAGCTACCTTCCCTTCTTGATTGGCTTAGTAGGAACTTCTCTTATGGTTCGTAGCGCAGGTAATCTTGGAATTATACCCACTCGCCCTGTTCTTTCTAAAGGTTGTCCGCCTCTTATTATAGGCACACCAGCCACTCCACCCTGAATATTCCGAATCGGGGGAAATCCTAATCCCCTGCCTACCATATTGCCACCGCCTCTTACGTTTGCTTGGGGCCATCTTAATTGTTGTTGTCTGCCTTGTCCGCCTTGTCCCCTGTCAGCTCTTTCGATGGGGTCATCATTCCTCTTTACTTCAAGTATCTTATCTAAAAACTTTTTCTTGCCTTCTTTTTTAGCCAGCAACGCAGGATTAGGGTCATTGAGAATATCGTTTATGTCGTTAAGTGCAGCTTTAACCGACTTAAGGAATTTCTCTAACGTATTCGGAGTAATACCAGATTTAGCAAATCTCTCGGGTGATATATTCCAGTCATTCATATCTGCTGAGTGGTCTTTGCCTAACGTGTCTATTGATTTCTTGATTGCCTTATTGGCTTCGTCCTGTTGCTCAAGTGCTAACCTGTCAAGTTTGTCCTTATATGTCTCGTTCTTGAAAAATATTTGCCCCAGGATATTAGCTATATCATTATTGATATTTATAATAGCTTCAAGTTCTGGTTTCTGTCCTTTATTGATAAGGTTGCCTATGCTACCATATTCATCAACCATTTGCTTTTCCATCTTTTCAAGCGAAAGGAAAGCGTTCATAAGGTCTTTGAATTCCTTCTTTTCATCCTCATTGGGGCCACCTCGCTTGGTTACTTCTTCAATTACTTTTGCCAATTCCACATCTTCGCCAGGTAGTATAGGCCCCTGATATTTATTAAGTTCCTCCGCCATACTCTCCCGATAGTCATCCCAGTTATCAGCTTTCTCCTTGCCGATTTTCTCTTGGGTGGCACTTCTTGCTACATTCATTTCGGTAGTCAGTTTATTTTGTGCTTCCTCTATATTGGTTGCAAACTTTTGTTCTGCTATCTCTATTTCCGTCGTTTTCTTATGACCCGGATGGTATTTAGTTATTACCCCCGCTTTCCCCTCAGCATAATAGTACAACTCACCTTCCTGTTCTGTCAATTTGCCAAAGTAGTTATTTGTCCACTTTTTTAGTTCATCTAACATAGATTCAACTTGGTATGGTGTATAACCACCATTGTTCATTATTCCCACATTTGCTTTAATCTCACCTATCGTTCTGTTTACTCTGTCGTCCTTATCGGCGGCAAGGGCATTCAATCTATTTACATAATCCTTTTGGCTGTCCGTATATGCTTTACTCCTAAGTTTATTTATGTCGTCCTGTAATTTCGGTAACGCTTCCTCGTATTCTTTTATATCCCTTGCGTTTTTCTGTTCTCCCCACGTTTCAGGGTTCATCCACGACTGCCCTGGCTCCGCTATGCTGTCGCCCCAGTTCCTTAATAACTGGTCGGCAGTTTCGGCATTTTCCAATGCGGTTTTGGGGTTATCGTTGGCAGGGTCAGTTAAGTATCCTTCTATTTTTTTCTCTCTCCCCGCGGCAGATGTATCTGCTATGCTGTCTCTTATTTTATCTTCAGCGTCCAATAGCTTGCTTATTGCCTCAGTCAATCCTCGAATATCAGGAGGAGTTAGATTTGGATTATTATTTATAGCTTTTTCAATATCAGTTTTCTTTGCCTGTAAGTCCTCAAGTATAGCCAATTTCTCCTCATCGGTAAGATAAGGCAGTCTTCTCGTAATTCCTTTGGTTAAAATGTCAACTCCCGTTTCTGCGTTTTTAACTTCCTCGGTTGTGCCCTTACTAATAATATCGGATTGGGTTCTATAGGCATCCCTCGCAATGTCTCTTGCTTCGGAATCCGACCTGCCTGCCTCGCGTTCAATAGCTGTAGCTTCCTCCATTATCTTGTCTAATGCTTCCGTATCGCCCGCTACACCCTTTTCTTTCTCGATGGTTATTCTATCCTTTAAGTCCTCTAATCCAGTTTGGCGAGTTTGTTCGGCCGTCTTTTCAGGTTGTTTTTTCGCCTCATCAAAAGCTTTCCTATAAACTCCGCCGTATGTCTTAATATCATCAGTTATCGAAGCCCTTGCTGCCTTATCGGCAATATCGGGAGGTTGTTCGGCATCTCTTTGCGACTCCAGCATCTTTTCTGTCTGTCTCCATGCATAGCCACTATCGTCATAGATTTTGGCATCTTCTGTCGCCCTTGCCCTTATCTGCTCTTCGGTATCCTCGTATGACGGCTTGGTAGGTTTTTTTGCTGTCGCTTTCTTTTGAGAAACTTGGGTAGTAGGTTGCGTAACCATTTGCCTTAATTTTACAAGCTCAGCTTCTTTTGCTTTCCCCATTTCCGTATATTCCCTATACTTCTTATCGTCATAAGGAACAGTGCCATTTCTCATTGATTGCTTTAATCGGGATAATTCCTCCAGCTGCGATTGGCGTTCCGTTATATATTCCTGTAGTTTAGATAAATCTATCGTTTCGTCTTTTGGCTTCTCGCTTTCGGTAGGTTTTGGCGGTTCTTCTTCCTTTACCTCGATGTGTTCATAAGGAGTAATCGGTGACGGAATAGCTTCTTCTTTTGTTTCGAATTGCTTGAAATACTTATTTGTGGCGACAATATTTGTTGTCCGTTGCTTTTCTTGCCAGTCCGCTAATTGTGCGACATATCCCTGCGTGGGGCCACCTAACATTCCGCCTATCCCTCCACCGACGCCAGCTCCTGTCTTTACTAACCCTTTTGTTAATTCGGGGCTTACGGGCAAATGTTCGGGTTGCACCTGCCCCACCAGTGATTCATATCGAAGTGGCAAGCCAAGCCGACCAGTTTCACCAGTTCCCCTTATAGATACAGGAGCAATCATTCCTGCCCCTCGCGGCTCCCTAATACCTGTAATAGGTTCCGCTGCTGTCGCACCTTCCTGATACCTGCCAGATGGATATCCTACTTCCGTTGGCAGTGCTCCTTGTGGTCTAGCCCCCCTTGCTTCCGCTCCACCACCACCCACCATAGATGCCCTTAACATTTCAGCAGCCCTATCTGCTTGAGTAATAGGTGTCGGAGTGGGTGTCGGTGCTGGAGGAGTTGCTGGAACAGGAGTAGGTGGTGGTGTAGCCGCTCCTGCATAAGTTCCTGATGGAGCTTGCCCCATAATAGTAGTAGTAGAAAATCCGCCACCCAAAGGAAACGAAACTGACGCAGCTCTCGACGGAGCAATTCCCGTAGTTTGTGGTGGTGGTTGCACCAATCTCTGTGCTTCGTCTAATAACCCCCCTCGTCTTTCCTCATAGGCGGATACATTAGCAGTGCTGGGAATACTTTTCCCTATGCCTTGCAAATATGCCTGATATGCGTCATTCTTTGCACCAGTCCATAAGGGGGCAGTTTTGTCCGAAAAATCATAGGTTACGCCTTTATAGGTAAATACTTCTGGAGTAGTTCCTGGAGTAGTTCTTCCTCCTGGTTGTCCTCCTGTGGTTCCCAATCCCTGTGATAAATAATCCCAGGGATTGATATTTGTTGTAGGAGGAGTAATCGGCTGCGTACCGCCACCGGCGAGCCCCATATTCCTCTCAATAGGATTACCCCATGCATCTGTCCTTACGCTCGACCCTGCTGTGGCGGGGGGTGTTTGCCGGGATTTACTATATTGCTCCCATCGGGCTTTAGCCGCATTGTAACTTGTCGCGCCGTAATAGGTGACGCCACCAAGCCGATACTTGTCATTACCTACGTATCCTTCGTCGTTCTTTCCGTAAAAATCAGCCATGATGTTACTCCTTTGGTATAATGCCCATTTCCGCTAATCTATCAAGTTCCTGTGAAAAAGCTAAAGGTAGAATAGGTTTAGGCATTGGTTCTAACGTTGCCTCTTCCTGCTGCGCCACCCTTTTGGGTAGCCAAACCCTCTTTCTCCCTAACTTTTCGGGATGTTCTCCTAAAAGTTTTAGCCACCAGGGCGTTATCTTTCCTCTTTCCGCAGGCGTTCTAAATGTAGCCATAAATTATTCTTCTCCTTCTTCAAGTTTAGCTTTTACCCGTCGTAATGCCTTATCTGCCGATACTTTCAATTCTTTTCTCTCGCCAAGTTCCCGTAGCTTCCGTGTAATCTCTCTTAATCTGATTCTCCACGCTTCCCTATCTGTCTGTAATGCGGTAGCGTCCCCCACCAAAGATATCGCCTTGTCTTTATTCCCCGTATTCAACGCTTCCTCGCTTCGCTTTGCCAGTTTCTTTATCTGGCCGCTTAATTCCCTTATCATATTGTTAGCTCTGTATGAGCCGCCCTCTAATAACTGGACTTCCTTTAATCCTACGGTTCGTATTCCCGTAACGAATTCAGGAATCGATAACTTGCCTGATACTAATCTATCTGCCAAATATAGAGCAGGAAATAAACTTTTTGTAGCTTGAGCTACACGCCTTGACATCTCTATACCTAAAAATTCCGTTTGTTCGGTAGGTATGGGTGCAATATTTCTATCGCTCCAAATCGGAGCGAGTTCGTATCCTGCAACATTCAGTCCCCCTTTTATGGCAGGTGTTAAACTATTAAGCAAAAATTTCGTTGTCTTGTCTGTATCACCCGAAAGCGTCGAGAATATTCCCTTGCTCCATAAATCCGAGACAGAGAAATATCTGCCTGCCAAAAACATCTGTTGCTCGCCCCCTACTCTCCGTATCGGAACTCCCCAGTTATCGTGGACATAGGCAGGGTATAGCTCTTTTATGAGTTCGTCTTCGTCCTGACTATTCATTCTGATTGAGTTTATAACTCGATACGGGAATAATGCCTCGAACGGATGCAATACAAGGTTCTCTATCATAGCAGGGATATTGTTCCTCATCCAGCCGTAGAACATTATAATCCGTCTTGCATACTTTTTCTCAAATTCCGTATACATCCTGCTGGTATACATAATCTTATCTACCACTTCGAGTGCCTTCGGAACAGATTTCCCCTGATATCTTTGAGCAAAATAAAGAGCCAGTCGTCTTTGGTTCTCGGCATATGCCCCAAGATTTGCTCCGATATCCGATAGTTTTTCAAATTGTGAGTACTTAAAAATAGCATCCATAAGCCCCCGAGGCGGAACATCTACGCCATAAATTACTTTCATCAATTCCCTTTGATATTCCCTGTTAGGCAATGCTCCTGCCCGCAACATCATAGTATCATCAAACGAACCGAGAGTAAATACGTTATAGTAAATTGCCTCATCAAGCCATTCATTTGCCAATGCCATTTCTTTCTCGGTAAGCTTCTTTGTAGCTTCGAGGGGAACAGGAACCTTATACTTATCAATTATTCCGCCTATCTTTTCCCCGAATATCTTTTTGTTCATATCGTTAAAGTATCCTCTATCTTTCATTACGCTCAAGGATAGGTTATTGGAATATCTAAAGTTATGAGTTATTTCGGGTATAGTATCGCCTAATGCTTTCCACGAAAACCACCTATAATAATCAGATATAGCGTTGGCTAAATGATAGTCAGGTCTTATAATTGTTGCCTGCTTCTGCCAGTTAGTTATAAAATCATCATAATTTTTAGAAAAGGATTTCCACCACAACACCGCCTCATCTTCCTGATTGACAAGGAATCGACATGTTTGTTTCAAATTCTCCGCTATCTCCCTATTGACTATATAGACATATTCGCCAGTAGCCATCGCCCTGCCTGCCATTGCTTCCTCAAGCCCTACAGTCGCACCACTCAATTCCCTATATGAGGTTGCATCGGGAAATTCTCTCAACGCCCTGTCTATCTCTAAATTGTAAGTAGCTTTAATCTTCTTGTAGGCAAATGTATCGAGTGCGTCTCTTACCATTACTGCATTTTCACCTGTCTTGACACTATTCAAGGCACGCCTCAACATACCCTCAAGCATATCATCTACATAGAAATCACCCCTGAAATCTCGCCATTGCGATTGCTCGCCGAAAATTCTCGATAAATTCCCTTCTCGTGCTAACTCCTGAATATAATTATGTCTATAGTTCCCAAGCTTTCTTCCCTCTTGACTGGACATCCACGTTGTAAATTCTTTGTAACCGCCACCACTCGTAAGGAAATTATGTTTTATAGCAAATTGCCTTGCCTCGTCAGATAATTCCCTGTAAGCATAACTCGATATAACCTGGGATTGATCAAGTATTTTATAAAGCTCAACGTCCATTTTGGCTATCTTTGCAAACCAAATTTTTACATCGGCAACCATTTCGTCTAATGGAATAATAATCTCCCCTGCCTTATCCTTAATAACCTCTGGGGCTTTTTTTACGGTTAAAGCTACGGGTTCGTGTTGGATAGCATATCCAATAGCCGCTTCTTTTCTTGCTGCCAAATTAAATTCAGATTTTACAATATCCTCCTCGACCCTATCCCAAATCTCCCGATTGACACTCTTTCGTAGTTCTGGATTTCGCAGGATGCTCTTATACTCATCTGCGATAGCCACAAACTCATCCACTATCGCACGAGATTTACCCATCTTTACTCTGTTTCGTAACTTTGACAATTCCTGTAGATGAGGCAATCTTGAGGGGCCAACGAATAACCTGCTCAATGCCTCTACTGTCTTATCTACGCCCGTATATAATCTTTTTGCGTAAGAATAGAATACAGGGTCTTTTGCTATAAGTTTTTCGGCGGATTTATTTACAAGCATTTCGCCTCGCAATCTCAGCATATCCGCAAATTGCTTTAGGTATCTGCCTGTAGGTAATCTGCCTGTTTCCCATCGGGTAAACGGTATACCCAATCCTATACCCCGTCTTTTCGATAAGGACAATACTTCGCTCGCAGTAACAGTTCTACCAATTTTTGACGTGAGCATTTCTGCTCCTACCCTCGCACTATACTTATTCGCCACGCTTAAAGAGCTTGCAAGTATAGAGATAGCTTCATCTTTACCCACGAACGCCTTGAGCTCGTAAAGTAATTTTACTCCCTGTTCTGTCAGACGTATATCTCCTTGTCTAAAAGCAACAGGTCTTGCAAGGGCAGGAATGAGCGTAGATTTTGCTATCGCCGCACTTACCTGTTTTGCGGGTATCATAGTCACCACCTTACCAACGCCGAAAGTTAAGTAGGTAGTAGGGTCGAACAATAGCTCAGTCACAAAACCAACTACCGCAGATAAACTACCGATACTCAATTCTCCGCCGAGCCACCACGGAGTATCTTTACCTATCACCCAAGCAAGCGGATTAAGCTTTATATCTGTTTTGCCAATCTCGCCTATTCCTAATTGTTGCTCTAATAATTTCTGTATTCGTATTTTGCCCGTGCCTGCACCTATACCAGTTTCAAATCCTGCTACATTTACACCAAGGGCAGTTGCCTCATCAAAGCGACTTTGCAATATCTTTGCACTTTGGCTTCGTCTATGCAAGGCATAAAGACGACCCATCACACTGATAGCTTTCTCGGAAAGTTTCTTGCGACCATACACCCAGTCGCTATATACCTTTTGAAATTTAGATTCGTCAACCGGAGCGTTGAATATATTAAAATGCTGGTCGTTATCAATCTCGCCACTTTGCACCAATGAGTATAATTCCTTATTCAACCTAACCATTTCCTCGCCTTGCTTGTCCGCAGACATACCAGTTTCGTAATCTTCGGCGGGAAGAATAGTCGCTTGCCCCTGTGCATCCCTGCCATCTCTATCAGGACTGCCGTATTCTTTATACCCCTCGTTTATTGCCCTGCCAAATAATCTTGATACATTCCCTGCCATATCAACGGGATAATCACCACGTTCGGTATTGTCGGGAGCAGCGGAAGGAGTAGCTTGATTTAGATAAGGATTTATTTTTTCATCAAGCTTGCGTATTCTCTCAAGAATATCTTCTTGAACCTCTATGTTTTCTGGCGGTGGCTCAACAGGCGTAGGAAATGCAGCTCCGGCCGGCGATTCCACTTCTCCTATCTGTGGCGTATTAGGATAATTCATAAATATTTATATAGGTTGATTGGCTTCCTGTCTTTCAGGAACAATATCGTAATAAAGCGACCTGCTCATAATCCTGAAATCTGCTATTGCCGTATTCCACTCCAGTCGCAAGGAGCCGTAATTCCCCTTTATAGTTCCGAAGGAATAATCTCGCCTTGCTATATTCTTAACCGCATAATCATTAGTCAGAATCTTTGTTTTCTCAGCAGTAACGGTATCGTAATCAGTAAATAGCTTCAGGGTTACATCTACCTCTTTATTGTCCGTTACGATATGGCTTCTTCTCCACGTTTTGATATTATCAACCACCCCAAAATCAAAATATTTGGTCTGGAAATAGGCAGGTATGGTAGTTGCCCCTAAATCTAACTCCGATGTATCGTATTGATGTATTCCCGCAAATTGACCACCCATCAATATTTCACCAAAATCTCCGGGCTTGGTTTGCGTAAGAAAACTATAGATATAAGGTATATCCCACGTTGCCCAATGATTGTCTGGCTCGCTTCTCGGATTCGACCTTTGGTAGTCATACACAAGTATCTTGTTATTCTTGCCACCTCCGTCAACAAACGGGACCGAGAAAAATATCATATTGCGATAAACGCCCGCCGCAGCGTTATGTAAGTTAGCAATATCTATGTTTGCTCGTAAATATGGCTCAAGTATACTCGAAATCGGATATATACCTTCTCCGTCGTACATCCAGATACCAACATTCTTGCCACCTGCAATAAAGTAAATCTTATCCTCTACTGCTATCACCGAACGGGGAGCTATGCAACCTACATCTCCGTTTTCCTGTAATACCCTAAAATCAAGAGACGAGGAGCCATAGAGTTTATAGATAGAATTTTCCTTGAAAATAACCAGTCGTCCCATATGAACCGCAAGGGCTGTTATAAGTTCTCCATTACCCGGGTTTACCTCTCTAAAGAAATTGGGGTGAAATACCTCTTGTCCCGCACCATGATTAACAAATGGAGTTTTCTGAACCACCGTGGGACCAGAACCATATCGCATAAACATCCTGAATCTTGCGGAACTTTCAAAATCTTTTAGGTCCCTCTCGTCTGGCGAAGCGCAACTATAGAGTATTTGTTGGTTGCTTGCCACAAATATCCTCCTGTCTATACTTGCCAATCCCTTTATTGCATTGGCGCTCGGGAATATCTGCGATAATCTATTTTCTATTACCTGTCCAGTTCCCTGTGAAAATATAGCCGTATCGGACAGGGTATCTAAAAAAGTAGTTGTCCCTACCGCCACAGAACCTACAAAGTAATAAGGAAACGAGCCGCTCTCGGATGGTGTCGTGGTAGCCGAACCAAGCGTCCTGTAGATAAGGATATATGTTACTCCCGAACCCACAGCAGGCTGAACTATGCCAGTTATATTTACAGATGATACTGCTGTAGTGGTTGTTGCGGTTTGCGTTGCTATAACCATTGGGCTTTCGTAATTATGCTCTGGATCTGGAGGAGCTACGCTGCCGTAATACCAAGCAAACGCATATATGTATGTGCCACTCAAAAACCCGCCGCTTGCAATCGGTGACAATCCTCCTATGGGATTAACAGTAGGCGGTGCATATTCAGCTTGCTCCACTTTGTCAGTAAGGTGATTAAATCTTTTTAAGCCACTTCCCTTGCCTGCAAAGTAGGCAAATCCCCCTGCCTGCGTAAAGAATACATCTTCACCCTTAAACGTAAGTGCCGGGGTAGGAATTGTTACCGCCCCGCTATCCTCTATACGAAACAATATGTCTGACGCTTGTATTGGAGCTTCCATCATGGCAAGATTAAACTTCGTAGTTCCCCCCGACGACAAAAATCTAAACATACTGACTATCTTGCCTCCCCCGTTCGGACTGGCAGGAGTATTGACAAAATTCAGAAATATTGAATCCCCGCCAGTAAATACCTTCTGTGTATAGCCCCTTCGCCTTTTCAATACCCCGAGTTCTGTAAATATATCTACATTCTTTTCGTCTACTGCCTGGGCGTCAAATATCATATGCTTGGCGTATTTGGCATTACGCCCCCCCGCTATACTTGGTATATAATATGGTATTGACATATATTAGTAGATAGCTTTCAACCTCTTTATTTCTTTTCTAACTTCGTCCTCAGTCCATCTGGTCTTTCCGAACATAGCTTCCTCGTCCGCCTGTCTTTGTCGTTCTGCTTCCGCCTGAACCTTTCCTGCCACATAAAGAGGAAGTGCTTCCGTTGCCGCTCCCTTGACCACGCCCCTAATTCCTGCTTTGGCAAAACTTTTCAATTTTCTGCCGATAGGGACTTTTCCAACCCCTTTGGCTCTTGCAAGTTCCTTTCTCGCTAAGAATTCTTCTTGCAATTTTGCTTTCGCTACAGCCGATTTGCTTGCCTTCCCTCTTATCACCAATGCTTTAGGCGGCAGGTTAATTTCGGGTATTTTAACTGGTCTGTATTCGCCTGCGGAAGTTTGCCATTTTGATGGCTGACTTTGTGCCAATTTCTGTTTTCTGTAGAATTCCGCTTCGGGTGAATCGGCTGGTATCGAAATATACTTTGCTTTCCCTGCCGACTGCTCCGACACTCTCTTCAGCATCTCCACTCCGGTTTTAAACTTTCTGCTCATACCGCCCATTGCCGTTGCGCCCATAATTTTTTTATCTAAATCCG